ATGGACACTTGTAGAAAAAATTTTACCTGAGGAATACACATTTGATATAAATGTGGCTAGAAAGAAATATGCTAATGTAAAGCGTATGATAGTAAAAGATGCAAATGAGAATTAAGCAAAATGTAAAGTAAACTCGAATTATTGCGAACAAACCAGAAACCCAAAAGAAAAAAGGGCGGTTGAATAGGAAAAATATCCTTCAACCGCCCTTGCTGTCTATTTTATTTTTCCGTCAGCGTACCAATAAAAGTTTTTCCATCAATAGTTATTTTAACTTCGGCGGATTTTTTGCTTTCGGATTTCTTAAAGCCGTTAAGTCCAAGTGATTTTATTGTTTTCTCGTAATCTCTGTAAGAATAATCGCCGTCGATTTCTCCGCTGTAACCGTCAATTCGTGTAAGTCCATATTGCCAGAGTCCGCCAAATTCGTTTTTCCACTTCGGAACAGAAACCCAATGAGCAAGCCATTTGTCGAAACCTTTAAGGCGTTCGAGGTCAAGGCGGTTAAGAAACCAGTCGGGATTGGCATAAATTCCGACATAGTAACCTGCCGACTGAACCTTTCCGCACCATGTAAGCACAATGTCCGTAAGTGTCTGTTTGCCGAGGTTCTGCAAGGAAGCGTCTTCAATGTCAAAGTAAATCGGATATTCAAACTGCTTGCCCTTAATCCATTCAAGGAAAACTTCCGCTTCCTGCTCAGCTTCCTGAATATTCTTTGCGTAAGTGTAGTGATAGCAACCGACTTTCAAACCTGCTTTTTTTGCGTTTGCGTAGTGGCTCTCAAATAACTTGTCTTTTTGGTTAGCGACTTTTCCGAAACCTGCTCTTATAATCACAAACTCTATTCCGCTTTGTTTAACTCTCGAAAAGTCAATGTTTTGCTGGTAAACCGAAATGTCAATTCCTCTGATTTTTTCACTCATTATTTTCATTTTCCTTTCTGACCTGCTCTAAAATCTGAATTAATTTCTGCGACTTTATAACTCCCAGTCCTGCACAATTTTCTATAATGCTTATTCCTTCATTTGCTAAATAAAAGAAAATCACCGCTGTTCTCAGGGCTGAACCGTTGCCGATAATAAATACATCAATAATATGACCAACAGCGACTATCAGAAAAATGCAGATTTTCTTGACAATGCCCCATGCTCCTGTGTTGCTGGATAACTTCTTCTGCTTTATTGCCGACAATACCCCTGTTATATAGTCAATTACCGTAAACGATACAAGGGCATAGAAAAGTCCGTCAAGTCCTCCGAAAAGGAAGCCGATAATACCACCACACATACCGCAAAATGTCTGAATTACTTTGTCTTTGATATAATCACCCCCTTAATCCAGCCTAATTATTTTATCCCAACGCCTATAGCACACTGAAAACCGCTGTAAGAACAATTGCTACAATGAATTTCACATTAATCAGTTTCGCTAACCGGTTCTTCATAAGCCGTCAATTCCTCGTGTTTAGTGAAACGTGCATATGTATCTGTACTTCCCGAAAACGTCCATCTGACCGCAGGAATGAAAACCGGATTAACCGGAATATTCGGTTCGCCTGTGATTTTCGGATAATCGTCAATTGCAGTCCAACGCATATTCGGAATAAATACAGGGTTTTCGGCAAGCAGGATTGAATGCGAATACCTTGGATAATCCGACCCGTCACAAATCCAATGCCTTGGCGGTGTCCAGCCCATATTTTCGGGCATTGCGGAATTTAAGCAGTTGTAAGGAATTTCTGTAGGTTTCTTGTACCATACATACCATTTTGACGGTTCAATTGACGGTTCTGAATACTCTTCAATTTCCGTTCCCTCATTCAACTGCACCCTTATTCCTTTTTCTGAACTGTTTGACACATACACACAAATAAAAGTTTCATCATTGCTTGTAGTGAACGTGTGCGGTTCGCTGTCATCAGGATAAGAACCTTGAGAAAAGCAGTTTTCGAGTGTCGCTGTGGCATAGTAAAAGTTGTCATATTTCGACCCTATACCCCAACGCATACGGCTTGAATTGTCCAGTCGCTGAATTGTATAAGCCGTATTCGGCTGTAATTCCGCAAAAAGAACAAGACAATTGTTGCTGTTTTCTACTGTAAGTCCTTCAATTCTGTTGTTGCTGAGATAACAATAACAATCTGTTCTTGAAACATTCCAGATTAAGTTAGCCATAATTACACCTCAAAAACAGGAAATTCAGCCGTATTTGTCAGGTAATCCGTGTCTTTCATCTGTACCGTTGTCAGAAGCTTTATGTCCGAATTCGTGTCAACAACCGTTGCTGTGATAAGGTCTTTATTTACAATTGTCGCACCGTTGCACCCGTTGTAAGAAAGCTTTATTTTTGTTCCTGCCGAACTGATTTGACAAGCGATTACAGACGAATTAAGTTCATAGAAAAGCGAATTATTGTTACTTGTTGACGTTGATGTCATGTGAATTTTGCCCGTAAGTTTGCTGTTGTAAAAACGCCCGTTAAATATTCCGCTACTGCCATCTGATAAATAAACAGAAGTCGAAAAATCAACATTGTAATTACAATTGCGATGATATACATAAGTGCCGGAGTAAAAAAGAGGATTGCCAATAACATTCTGAAATTTGAAATTCAGAGAAACTCTTTGACAATAAGTGTAATTCGCTTTAATGAAGCTTTCATCAGTGGAGTTAAAGAGTGTGAAAATTCCTGAAAGTTTCAAATCAGTCAGGTTAAGTGTTCTGTAACCGCTACTACTGCCATTATAAACCTTTAGAAGCCATCTTACATTTGTGCCGTAAACAGACTGAATTGTTCCGTTTTTTATGGTTACATTTCTGTCAGCAGTGATAAAATAGTTCCCGTCTGCCGAAATCGGCGTAATATTGATGTTCTTGACCGTATGCCCGTCAAGGTCTATCGTTCCTGCGTTCACCGTTACACCCGTCCAATATTCCAGTTCCGAACAATCCAAATCCGCTCCAAGCTTTACATAACTGCAATTCTGGTTTATCGCCCATCTGAAATCCTCGATTGTGTAGACAATAAACGGGTCTTTTTCCGTTCCTGTTCCTGTCATCTGCCTTATCTCCTCTCCGGCTTCGTAATTTATTCCCTGACCGTTCAATGCAAACTGCAACGCTATCAGGCTCGTTGCCTCTGTGCCTGAAATCCTTATTCTAAAAGTGTGTTCGCCCGTGGCAACATCCGCAAGGCACGTCCAGAGGTTTTCAAAGCTATAACCTTTCGGAACGGTTTCAGAGTAATTTCCCTGAATTTCCTTGCCGTCAAGATAGTATTTCACTGTAACCGTTCCTGCGGAAGTCGCTGAAATCTGCATATTCCCATTGAAAAAATATGTATTTTGAGTAGTTTGTGTGTTCTTAAAAGGTATGCTAAGCTCAAAATCGCTTGCAAGGCTAACGGGCAATCCGCTTGCATAACCTGAAATTATTCCGTCAGGGCTTGACGGCGAAGGTGTCGGGGTCTGGGAAACCGTGTTAATAAGCTGTTTTTCGCTGTCCGAAGTTCCGCCGACATTCTGTGTTCCTCCTACGCTTCTGAGTTGCTGAGTGCCTTTGTATTTCCAGTTTATGTGGGTTATCAAACTGCGGATTGTGTTACCTTTGCTTGTTTCAATTGCTATCGTGTCGCCAAGGTCGATTGCAGGATTGCCAAGCCATTCAACTTCGCTCGGTGTAAACTGCACTTTTCCAAGCTGATTTTTAAGCAGGTTTGCATAAAGCACAACAAAACTTGAAAAAAAGATATATCCCCAGCGACTTGAAAGAATTTCGCCTGTTTCCGAGTTTGGATTGTCGATAAACTGGTAAACTTTATTTTCTGAATCATATACCGCAACACTTTGAACTTTAAATTTTCGGTCGCCGAAAGACAGCTTAAAATAGTCCGTCCTCGGAATTGCAGTTTCGGGCGTACTTGAGGGACTTGAAAAAGCCTTTATCCTCAAAGCTCCTGACCTGTCGGCATAAGCAAAACCGCCCATGTATTCAGCGATATAGGACACCATTTCACGGCAAGTCGAAATCACCGATGGAACTTTGATGTTTCCAGCTATGCTTGTCGGAGTTTCACCGCAATCAATACCGCACTTTGTGCATATTGTATTAATTACATTGTAGATTGTTGTAATATTTGACGTACTACTTCCAAAATCAATACTATTTACAGAAAATTCCCTGTCAAGTTTCATCGTGCTATCGTAGCAGGTCAGCTCAACAGATTTCTGTGTCCAGACCGCTTCGGCTGTGTAGAATTTCCCAAGCGGAACGCTTTCAAACGTTCCCGTGTCTGTCTTAATATTGAAAATCGGCGTAATCACCGCACCGTTCAGAAGTTCCGTTTCAAGCACCCAGTCAGATATTTTGATTACGAATTCCGAAGAGTAAACCGCCCCCGTTTCAAATGTATCTCCGTTGACACACTGGGCTGACAATTCCGCATTCATGACATTGAAAAGGTCAAGTGCAAGGCTTGTGCCTCTGCCATTAAGCTGAATGTTCCCTGTAAGCTTGGTTTCCCGTGCATTTTTGGCAATCGCAGAATTATACGCCTGAGATGTACTGTACAAAAAATCACCCCCTAATATTCCACCATGTTCGCCGACAAAGCCCACAACTGACCGCTCTGACTTACCCCGACAAGAGATTTTGCAACTGCCGAACAATAGAAGTTGCGTGTAATTTCTGCACCGTTTTCCGTGAAAGTAAGATTAAACGAGGACTGTGACAAGAGATTTTCAAGGCTTGCACACTCCTCACTTGTAAGCCTCCATTCCGCCGAAACCTTGTAAACTCGCTTACGGATAATCTCACGAAGCATCAAGCCGGTTTCTGAGCGTCCCGAATTTGAACTGTCAATGTCGTTTTTTTCTATCTTGTAGCTATCCATAATTGGTGCAGGGATTATATTTCCATTTATTTTCATGCCAGTCCTCCCGAACGCTTATTTTGGGTCGCTTGAGTTCTGCGTACCAATTCCCCAAAAATACGATTGTCAAGTGTGATTTCAGACTTCTGATTGTTAATTGCGTTGAGAATTTCAGTAAGCAACAGCAAGATTTGTGTATTATCAGTATTTCCGCCCATCAATCCTTGAAGCTTGCTCAGAGGTGCGACAACTTCGGGGTCTGTGCGAGCGTTACGGTTATCTCCTATCATTGCCAGCGTTGGCTGATAAGCCAGTCCGCCTTTTGCGAGTTTAGGAATTTGGGGAACTCGCAAAGGGTAGTCGCCCCAGAGGTCATAAAACGGATAATGCCCCAGAATTTCCATGTATTTAATACTGTTCAGCATCTCGTTTATTTTATCAAAAGGCATCGAAATTACAATGTTTATGCCGTCAATCAAGCTATTCACAATACTTCTGAATGTTTCTGCTATGCCTTCCTTAATGCCCGAAAATACCTGACCACCACTTGAAAATACATCTTTGACATTCTGCCAAGCCTGCGTGAATTTATCCTTAAACCAGTTCGGAATACCTGAAAACACATCTTTTATGCCCTGATAAACATTTCCGAAGAAGTCTTTCAGTGTGCCGAAAGCATCCTTTATTCCCATAACCGCCAAGTTGAATTTTTCGGAAAACCATGTGCCAATATTGGAGAAAGTATTTTTTATACCGTTCCAAAGCCTAACAAAAAAGTCAAACAGCGGTGTAATAACATGAATTTCTGTCCAGTCAACCATATCTGCCCAAGCCCCTTTTATGCCCGTCCAGATGTCCGCAAGCCAATTAAAAACAGGTGTGAGAGTGTCAACAATGAGTAAAATTACCCCCTCAACAATGTCCGTAAGTGCATCGGCAACCCCCATGACAATTCCTTTGATGGCATACCACACGCCTTTGAAAATCTCTTTTATTCCGTCCCACGCTTTTTTCCAATCGCCTTTGAAAGCACCAGTCAAGAAATCTATAATCCCGTTTATTACCTTTACAACTCCTGCTATCACATCGACTAAAACATTGACCACATCAATTACAACTTTTACAATTGTTTCTATGACATCCGTGATAATCGGCAAAAAGACGGCAACAAGCAAGTCTATTTTTGGCTTTAAATATTCTTCATAAAAGGCAACGAGCAGTGCGGCGAGTTTGCCAAAAAACTCAACCACAAATTCAAACAGCGGTTTCAGGTGTTCTGTAAGAAATGTTCTGAGCTTATCGGATATCCTGTCAATTGCAGGTGCAATGTGGGCATTGTAAACGTCAAGAAGCTTGCCGAAACTGTCTGAAAATCCCTGTGCCACTGTGTCTAAAGCCGGCTTGATGTAAGTGTCATAGACCTCCTGAATTTTTTTCCATGTGTCTTTTATGACCTCCGATATTCCACCCGTTACTTTTGAAACCGACCCCAAGGCACTTTCCAGTGCCGTTTTAACTTTGTCTTTGTTGTCAATCCAGGGCTTCATGACCTCGTTGAGTATGTCACGCCCGAGTTTGCCTGCAAGTTCACGCACCCCGCCTATCGTTGTGAAAACAGAGGTCAGAACATCGCTTAAAATTTTTTGAGAATCGTTATTCCCGAACACCGAGAAAATATCGGCAAAAGCTACAGAAAAATCGCCGATAATGTCTTGTATATCACTGCTTATGTCGAACATCGAGGTTATCCAACGCTTTATGTCGTCCTGGTTGCCTGATACAGCTTTTGAGACCCCACCAATAAAAAGCTGCCCCAGTGTCAAACCTATGCTTGTAGCAGAGCCTACAACTTTTCCGAGGTTAAAAATGAAATTATCCGCCCATCTGGAAATTGCAGATAAAACGCTTTTATCTGTAAAAATGCCAATCAGAGTGTCTTTTAGCAGACCGAGAGAATTTTTAATTCTTTTTGTCTTTTCTTCAATTTCGCCCCAATTTACCCCAAGACTGAACCCTACCTTGAAAAGCTTTACAAGCTCCTTAAAACGCCCGATAACCTTATCAATCCCACTTTTCAATACTTCGAGTTTGCTTTTTAGCAGGTCTAAAAACGCAGATGCTTCGCTTTTGGCATTTTCTGCATTTATTTTTTTAGGAAGCCCAAAGTCAATATTTCCGCCCGTGTCTTCTTTGCCTGCGTCTTCTTTGCCTGTGTCAAGCTTGTTGATTTCATCAAATCCCATAAGAGCTTTTTTAAGCTTTTTGCCTGTTTTCTCTGCACTTTCTCCCAGCCCGTCGCTTTCATCTGTTGCACACGAAAGGTCACTTGCAACTTGCTCTACACCACTTACTGAAGTATTGTCAATGCCCATAATCTTTGATGTAACGTCTGAGAAAGACTGTGCAAGAACTTGTAAACGCTCAATAACTGTATTTATGCCTTTGACTATTGGTGTAAATAAATTAATAAAGCCTTGTCCGAGAGTGGCTTTAAGGGCATCAAAACGAAGCGATAAAACTCTGGTTTGGTTTGCCCAACCATCAGATGTACGCTGAAAATCTCCATTAGCAAGGCTCAGTTGCTCAAGTACAAATTTGTAACGCAACGCTACTTTTTCTTGTTCTGACATACTGCTTGTTGTTTTGCCATAGCCACTCGCAAGTGCGTACTGGTCAAGTGCTGCCTGTGTCATTACAACGCCTAAATCTTTTAAACTTTCTGTTTCACCCGTCCAGATTGATTTCATTTTTATGTAAGCTTCACCATAATTAAGATTGTAGAAAGAAGCCACGTCAGCGGTCAAACCCGTTACGGCTTCCGCCATCGAATAAGCCTGCTGTTCCGAAAATCCGAAAGCTTTCGACATTGCCCCGAAAGTTCCCATGTACTGTTTTGCGACCGTTTCGGAAAGCCCGAATTGTGCCATTGCGTCCTTTGCAAAGCTGTTAACGCTGTCGGACATTGATTCAAACGTAACGTCAACAACATTTTGTACTTCCGCAAGGTCTGAACCGAGGTCAAGACAAGAGGCTGTAAAGTCTTTAAGCTTACCTATTGCAAAAATACTACCAAGCAAAGAACCAAGTTTCGTAGCTGTGTCTGCTACTGTTTCAAGGTTGCTTTTCAATTTACCAGCCTGTTGTGACATTTGTCGTACACCACGTTCAAATCCTGATGTGTCGGAACGCACATCAAAATTCAAATAACCATCGGCTTGTGCCATAAGTATCGCCCCTTTCTGTCAGATTTCCGGAAGTCCAAGCATTCCCGCAAGCTGATTTATTTCAGATTTTTCCACATCACTGTAATCCTTTTTCAAATTAATAATGTCTGCGTGCTGTCTGTAAAATTCTTTTTCCCATTTTTCGAGCCGTCTGCCTTTTGAAAGCTTCGAGCGAACGGAAACCACTGCCGAAAAAAGCCCTTCGCCTATGCAATTAAAAAAGCCCATGAACGTCCACCAATGCAGATATTCACAAGCTCTGATTTCTTTTCCCGCAACGTTGTTTAATGTGGAAAATATCAATTGTTCATCTTGCTCCCAGTCAATTATTTTCTCGTTTTGCTCCTGAGTTTCAGCCTTTCCGCAATTGATAAACCACACGCCCTTTTCGATTGCTTTCTGCGTGTCGGGCGGTTTTTTATCGGTATACAGCAGGTCAAGCATTACGGAAAATTGTTCGTATCGGGTTAAATTCTTGTCATTAAACGCCTGAAAAATCACAAGAATGTTGCGGTAATCACTGTTAATCGGGTAGGCAATCCCGTCAATTTCAAGGCTTTCCGGAAGAACTCCAAGCATATCAGTTCAGTCCCTTAGTATACTTTTCGGTTCTGAGCCTGCTTTCTTCGGCAAAATACGGCAGGATTGCATTTATAGCGGTCACAATTGCGGGCTGTCCGTCCGCCGTTTCCGTGAGAAGTCCGATGTTCCCGAAAACGAGATAAGCCGAACCGCAACCGAAAATACTGTCAAAACTTTCACGGAGTTCATGCTCTATTTTCTGTTCAATTTCCGCCTCGTATTTGTCCTTTTCTGAAATAATTTTCCCGTCATCTGCGGTTTCTTTAAGCCCCTCCGTATCTATGTTTTCGAGCCTTTTCGCAATGCCTTCAACCGACTTGCAAAATTCGAGGAATTTCCCTCTGACCGCACTGTCTGACGGGCAGAAAGTAAAAATTCTGTTTTCGTCGCCGTCAATTGCAAGGTTGATTTTTTTTATTCCCAAGTTGAGTGATTTCATAAATTTCTCCTTTTCTGACATAAAAATAGCACCCTTGTTCAGAGTGCTGTATAAATTTCACTTTATAATGCTGTTTATAAAGTCTGTTTTTAGTTTTAAATCATATTTTTCAAAATGATATATCATCTCATTCGTCCAAAACCATTGACCATAGTTAAACAATTGTACTGTTTCGCCATTATCCTGACTTCCCGTAACGTAATCTTTGATTCCGTGTGCCATCATTGCAACAGGCTCGAAGGATTTTAAAAATGACAATATCTTCTCTTTTTGTGGTTCTTTATACCCTATCATATCTTTAATTTGAGGATAATTTTTGTCACTAGAAAGTTCTCTTACATTAACAATATAATTCAATATTATCACTCCCTTGAAAAGAATTTTTTAAACTCTCCTGATGGTATATTATTTTCGTTTCCAGAATAATATCTCCCCGAACTCCATATAACTCCGTACTCCGTCGGAGCAATTACATTTACTTTAAGTTCATTTGCTAACAATTGGGCAAAACAATTTCCTGTGTTAGTTGTATTTCCTGTATTGCAAGAAAATAAAAATATATCTTGATTTTTATAGTCACTTCTTGACTTTATTATATTCGCCAAAATGCTTGGAGTAATTTCTATCTCCCAAATCCATGCTTTCGTATCAGAACCATGTAATGCGACAAAATACATATCCTCAGGGAATTTAGCTTTACGTAAACCACTTTTTAAAAGATTTTCATCAAATATTGGTATTTCTGCCTTTATACAGCGTTTAATTGCATTTTCTAATTCTATATTTCTGCTGTGGGCATTTGATGCTGACATTATTGTATCATTATTTTGTTCAGAAGTCAAGTTATCTGAAGAAGTTAGCTTGCCCAAAACTTTTGCAGGCGTTTTTCTGACATCGCCCAGGCCGTCAATCGTCACTCGTTCTCTCTGCTGTGGCAAATCCATAGCCTTTGAGAAGCGTGCATATTCCGCCGAGGTCGCACGGTAGCGACATTTCGCCGAAGTTATGTCCTTTTCATCAGCCCCGCCCACTTGCAGAAGATGGATTTTCTGACGCTCTGCTCTCATCTGAGTTTCAAGCCTGCGTTGCCTTTGTGTAGCCTGATAAGCCGTGTATTGCTTTCCCTGATATTCTTTAGATGTATTTTCCTGTCTGTTCATTTCTTCAAGCTGTTCAGCCGTGTAAGTCGGAACAGAAACTCCGGGAATAAACGGGGAAAAGCTGTGGTAGCAATTCCAGCCACACAGCCCTTCTCCTGTCCCGTAACCCGTAGATTCGATAAAATCGGGATATTTATCCATTATGCAGTTTCAGCGGTGAAAGTCGGGTTAGAAATATCGGTAACGCTTCCCCACACTGACTTGTTTGAATATGTAATTTCAATAGGCATATCGACCCTTGAAGAACCGCCGAGTGACTGCGGGTAAATTGTGCAACCTGTCTGTTTTTCAGCCTTGAAAGTCGTTCCTGAAGCTGTGTCGGAAGTCCAGCCGTACACAATCAGCACTTCAAACTGTGAAGATTTGGCATAGTCCTTTTCGTAAACGAACTCTTTCATAAGCTTCTGGGCAAGCTTGCTTTCCTTACGGATTGTCATCGGCTCAAGGCTCTGAGTGGCTTCAACCTTGTTTACGGTGGTATGGGTTACACCCAGAATGTCGGTGATTGTTTCGGTATCAGGATTGAACTCAATGGAACTATCCTCAACTTTTACACCTACTGCTTCCCATTCCGGTGATGATGATGTTCCCACGTTTACATAAGTTATCATCTGTTTTCTGAGAATTTCGCCTGTACCTGTTATAAATTCAAAAGCCATAGTTAGCCCTCCTTGTCATATTCCACAGAAATCTGCAATTGATATTGTATAATATCCTGAAAATTTCCGTTTGGTATCGAGTAAATCATTCCGTTTCCTGTTGTAATTTTTGTAATCGGCGGTTCTGTCCGGTCTTCGAGCCACAAAGCCAACTCCAGTAGCTGACCGCTGTTGTTAAGCCTGTCATAGTCGTTGAGCGACTGGAACGCCGTATAAAGTATGAAATCGTGCTTGCGTGTCTGATTTCCGAGGATATCCTGCCTTACAAGACTGTCACCAATTGAAGAAAGTCCCCAGCTGTTTTCTTTGTCTTCGGAAAAATCTATGTGTATTTCGCCATGCTTAGCGTATCTTATAAGGATATTTTTCACTTGTTCGACAATATTCATATCCTGCCTCCCGAAATTTTGGCGACACCTCTGAGAATTTCCTCTTTTTTGTCGGCTTTCATTCTCTCAAACCACATCTTTCCTGCCATCGGGTGACGGTCTTTGGAGTATCTTAACGGCGTTTCTGTAAGAACTTTGCTTTCGCCGTGCCTTGCCCAAGCCGAACCCGTAACGCTTGAAACCATCAGCAGTCCATAGTACTGGTAACGGGCGTAGGGAACTGTGTATTTTATCGTGCCACTACCGATAACCGTTGAATTTGTGGCATTTTTCTCAAGAATTCCGTTTCTGAAAGGCGTGTAAGGCTTCATAAGTCTGATGCATTCGCTGTCAATGAATTGCTGTACTTTTCCGTTTTGTTCAAATCCTCTCACTGCAAGAATTTCATTTATCGGTTTAATTTTCAATTTCATAACGTACCTACTTTGCCGTAATCTCAATATGAGAAAGTCCGCCAAACATAAAATCCGAAATTTCCGAAACCGTAACGAACTTGTACATTTGGCGGAATTGCTTCATGCTGTCGGAAATCGTGCTTTCTGAAGTGTTGTCGAACTCGAATTCACAATTGCCTTTTACAAGAATATCCTTTGCAGGCGTTTCGGGAACGATTTGGGCAGAAAAAAAGAACACCGTAGTGTTGTCAGAACTTTCAAGAAGCTTATTGACAATGCTCTTACTGTGTCCTTCCTGCCAGTAAACATTTTGTATAAAGTGCCTTGTATAACCGCCTGTTTTCTGGTTGTATTTGTACAATGTACAATCTGAATTTGTCATTTTCTCACTCCCGCATAGAGAAGCCCCGTTCCTGTAAACCATTTAAAGACAATTTCTTTAGTTTTGTCCTTACATGACCGCAAGGTTGCGGACTGGTCTAAGTAGCTCACCGACCAACTGCCGACTGTTTCGGAAGTTTTTCCGGCACTTTGATTTTGCTGTTTTTCGGCGTTAAAAATCATTTCCGCAAGCTCACAACAACAAAACTTCACCGCTTCGGGAATGTCGGCTTCATCAATGTTCCAGCCCGCAAATTTCTTGATTTCCTGCGTTGCCTGACGTGCGTAAAAATCGAAAGAGGCGGTATTTATCACTGCCTCTTTTCCACAAAGATATTGAGTTGTATAAAAGTCCTTGTCAGCATATGAAATCATGCTATCACCTTACTTCTTGAACTTGGCAAGAACAACTTTAGACTGGTCGGAAAGTGCAACCGTATAGTGTTTGTCGGCTGAAATCGCCGTTTTTCTCGCAAGGGAAATTCTGTCGCTCTCAATATTTGTATCTCTTTTGAGGTAAATCGTGAGTGCGGAAGTTTCGTCTTCGGTTTCGCTGTCTGCGGTCAGCTTGATAATTGGGTTGAAATAACAAGCTGTGGTAACTTTGGTGACTTTGTCGCCGATTTTTGCATTTGGAAGCGATTTCTGAACGGTTGCAATGTCGGAAGAAGTCGTTGCCGTGCCTGATTCATCGAACTTGTACCACTCGTCAAAAATGGGAACTTTCTTTGAAACTACCACTCTTGTGTTGGCAATCATGCCTATTTCGCCTTTCATCATGACGTTTGCAGGGTACTTATCGGCAGAAATGAAATCGCTGTCCTTGCGAAGCTGAGTGACCTGGTTTGGGTGGATAAACATCGCCTTTTCGGTGTTTGTTTCTTCCTGTAATACTCCGATAGCGTCAACAATTCCTGCATATTTAATAATGCTTGCCGAGCCGTCATATGTAAGTTGTGCGGTCTGAAGTGCGTCCATTGCATCGTTGTCCACCTTTGAAGCTATGGACAAGGCTATCTGATTGTTTGTTTCGCCGACAGGGTTTCCATAGCCTGAAAGAACCGCTTCGTCTGTAAGTTCCACGGCTTTCATGGCTTTTTTGACTTTAATTGTTGTGGTCGAAGCTGTAAGTTTAACCGTTTCGGCTTCCACACCTTCCGCAACGTCCACGGCATCACCGATATAATTGTACTGCGGAACTGTGATGGTGTCACCCGGCACACCCTGCAAGGTGGTATCAATCTTCGCAAACGGAGCAACTACAAGCTTTTTGGGGATTTTGGCAGAAATCATATCCGCCATAACTTCCGGGTCAATAAGGTCTGAGATTTTTGTTATCTGACTTGCCATAATTTTTATACCTCATCTTTCATTTTTTCATAGATTTCAGGGTTTTTCTTTTTAAGTTTCACCCTTTCGGCGTAACTCATTCTGCTGAAAATCTCTTTTGTAAGCCCCATAATTCCGCCCTGTGCGGAAGTCGGGGCAACGGGATTGAGAATAGGCTCGTTGCTCTTAAAGGCATCTGCATGAGTTTCCTTGAATTTCTTTACAATCTCATCACCTCCAATAAGCTTGTCACCGTCAAATTTAAGCCCTGCTTCCGTCAGCCTGTCGGAAATGTATTTTTCGTAGATGTCGTCTTTCAGGCCGAGCGACTTAACGTAAGCGGAAATTTTTGTGTTATGTTCAAAGCTTTTACGTTTCTGCTCTGACTGCTCCCATTTCTTTTTGAAGTCCTCAGCACTTGCCTTGATTGCCTCAATGTCTGTTTCCTGATAGCTTTCAAGCTGTTTCTTTACGTCCTCAAGCTGACTTCTCAGGGCTTCGTATTCCTGCTCTGAGTAGGTCTTTGGTTCGTTTCCTTCTGCCATTTTTCTTCCTCCTTTTTGTTTTCGGGCATGAAAAAAGCACCCTTTAAGAGTGCTTTAATTTTATTTTTCAGTATGTCTTTGCTCAAGAATATCAATATAGCCTATATTATTATTGCAATTAAATTCAGGTATTTTATTCCCGCTACAAATTTCATCAGGAATTCCATCGGGAAAAGCCTCACAACAAGGAGAGCCATCTTTGTTATATTTTTTAGGATATATATGTATACATCTTGCACATTTCATAATTGAATCTATATAGTTACTACAACCATCTTCAGGTGGTCTGCTGTATGCCAGAATTTCAAGAGGAATTCCATCAGGGAAAAACTCACAGCAAGGTTGCCCGTCATCATTATATTTGTCGGCATATCTGTACACACATCTGTTACATTTCAAAATTGCTATCATAATTTAATCTCTCCTTTCTCATATTTTTCAACTAATGCCATTACCTTTTCTACATCTATAGTTGTCTTTTTAGTCGTTTCTGCAATTGCAACACAATCTGCAAAAAACTCATAGATATTATAATCATTATTTGATATAAATCTTTTTGATTGTTTTTTACAAGCTTTTGTATATGCAGTATAAATATCTTTTGCTTCCTGGGTTTCACATAATGCAAGAGTTCTTAAATGGCCATGTTCATGTTTTGCTACAAAAGCAATTGACCGACACTCTTTAGGCATAATCCCATTAGCAGCCCAACTTTTTAAAATCTGTTCAAATAACTCTTTATTATTAAAAAAATTGCTAGATATATAAAAATTATTTTCTGTAGGCTTTACACAAGCTACACATGACTCATCTCCATCAATTTTAGGGACAGCTATGATGCTTGGCGGAATAACTCCTGTTTTTTCTTTAAGAATTTTAAGTTGCTTCAGAAATGGTTGAAGTGCATCGCCATTTAATATCTTATCAAAATTAATTCTATCTGCGGGAATCCCCAATTCTTCTATAGCATATTTTTTACATTCAAACACACTTTCCGCATCTTGTCTAGGTTGAATTTGACTCCAATCTGGAACAAAATCAGATATTGATGACATTTTTATTATATTATTATTTTCAGTAAAAGTCAAGTTATTTTCTTGATTTACATGTGAATTCTTTGGATGTGTCGTTTCAGTTTGCCTTGAAATCGCTTTTTCTTTCCAGTGATAGATTTTTCCCTGCCATACCTGATGCGAGGGTCTTGCCCCTCTATGCCACGAAACTTCAACGTATTCCGTCTGCAAGAGTTCCATGTTCTGTTCCGTAATTTTCGCCGTGACCTGATTAACGCCCGTCATAACCGCACGTCTGACCGCAACAGGCACACGATTGTGATGTCCGCTTGCGTAGTCTATCCACCTCAGACCGCTGTCAGTCATTTCCTGAACGGTTCTTTTTAAAACCGTGTTGTAGTCGAAACTTCCGCTTGTGATGTCAAGAACCGCCTTGTCAAGCGTCTTCTGATAGTAATCGGCTATCGGCTGAAAAGTAAGCCTGCCGTCAGGCTGTCTGACCGCAAAACCCATCGACTGCGTGATATTTTTAATGTCGCTGTTTGTCTGCTTTTTGACCGCTTCCACAAGCTGTTGTAGCTGCTGATTTTCGGCATACGGAATAAAGTCCCTGCCTGTCGCTGTGTACAAGTCCCTGTCGGAGTTGTAGCCTTTCTGAATTGCTCCGTTGTAAAGGTCGTCAATCCCTTGCTCAGAAAGCTGTAAGGCTTGCTGTATGTAGTCCTTAATCGCTTTCTTGCTTGCTCCCATTTCTGAAAGTCTTTGCATCTGCAAGTCTGCCGTGCTGGTGATTTCGCTGTTTATCTTAATTCTTCGGACAATATCTTCCATTATCCGATTTTCGAGGTCCTTAAAATACCCTTCAAGAACAAGGGGCATTGCCTCAATTTCATTCGGCTTAAACATCAGTCAAGTACCTGTGCGGATTGCGGTAAGTTCTTCAATGCTGTTTCAAGCGTTTCGCCGTACCATTTTGCACGGTATTCTTCGGGTCGCATAATCCCCGCCGAAACGTCCTGCATATCTCTTTGTCTTTCTGTGTCTTCGTCTGTGAGAATGCTGTCTTTGAAGTCGCAGATAAACTCATAGCCCGAAGTTGTAAGGGCATTATAAAAGGCAAGGGAATAAACAAAATCATCAAGGCAGGTTCTCAGATTATTCTGGATTGCCGAAACGGTATTGTATTTCCTTGCCTTAGAGGCTTTAATTTCCGTTGCTGTCTTGTCCACGGTCTGCGGATTTGATATGTCGCCGTAACTTAAGCCTACCGCAAATTCAATGTTTCGCTTGTATTCTTCAAGTCCTGCGATGAAATCCGCCTGCCTTAACTGTGGCGAAAACTCATGGTAAAAGTCATTTCCCGTTATATTCAGGCTTCTGAAAAGCCGTTCCCTGATTTGCGGTGTATCGAACTTATAAGCGTTTGTGATGGGGTCAACGGCAGGTTTCAGGGCTATTTCCTCAACGTCTACAGCCCTTTCACCGCTCTCAAATTCCCAGTCCAACCGCCCGAATTGTGTATCTGTCAGCCTGATAAGGTCCTTCGCACTGTCAAATACCGAAACTCCCGCAAAAGAGTAATCAACCGTATTGTCAAACGGATTTACATAGTACCCGAAGGCGTTCCGGAACATAAGCGGATATGAAACTTTCGGGGAAAGGTTCTCCCAGTCTGAAACTGCTTTAAGTGAAACTTCCTTGCCGAGTGAATTTCCGTCAGCCGAACGAAATACCCTGTTTGTAATCGTCAGACCCTTAACGCTGTCAAGACTGTGATATTCAAGGCGTATAAAATATTCCTGCTCCGATACTTTTTTTATCTCCGGAAAAATAACTTTTGTAAGCCTGCCGTTTACATCGTATTCAACAGGGATAAAAGCCGACTGCGGAATGTACTGAACCTTTTCTTTCCCAAGAGGCTTTATAATCATCGCTCCAGTTGACAGACCTCTCTGAAAATTGCTGTTTAGTGTTGTCATTGCCTCTTTAAAGAGCCTGTCAAGCTTCTTGTCAGAAATCTTTACAGTCATCTCATTCAGGGCAATATTCGCAAATTCTCTTGCAACAGCCTGCTCAAGCCTGAGAGAATGAATACCTTTCTTTCGGTCTGTCCAGTCCGCACGCCCCGAGTACATTCTGTCCCAACATTCAATAGCGGAAAGCATTGTGTCCGTAATTGCAGGCTCTACGCCGTAAATGCTTTCTATATCCGACCTTGATAACATTCTCTTTAACCACTCCTTTACTGCTGAAATAATGCCCATTTACTGACCCCGCCTTTTCCAGATTCGTTCCGTTGCATATCTCACGGCATCAATTACATGGTCATTGCCGTCAGGATAACCGCTTATAACATTACCGTCTTTGTCCCTGTCGTATTCGCAGTTTATGAATTCATCACACGCAACGGGGCAACGCTTGTTATCAATAATAATTTTAGTAAGTGACTGCAACCACTTGTAAGAGTAATCCCTGCTGTACGGACCTTTTTCAGCACCTCTCGCAAGAAGTCCGTATGCTCTGTAATCTTCCACGGATTTATTTTCCGAGCTGTCGCAGGTGATAAGGTCATTCGCCGTAATCCCCAGTTCAACAAGATGTTTCGCCGTATCAATATTTTTCGTCTTGTTGCAGGTGTATTCCTGAAAAATATACAATGTATGTTCAGCAGGAACATACTGCATACGGACAAATGCATACAAATCGGGATACCAACCCCAGTCAACGCCGTTAAGAATATTGTCGAACCTTTCAATCTCGCTGTCTGTAATTTCACGAATTTCAACATTGTCAAAAACGCTTCCCCCTGTGCCGTTTGCGATACCGAGGTATTCATTTTCATAGGCTGTCGGGTTTGTTTCTTTGAGAAAGTCCGCATCGTCAAGAAAAGGTTTGCCGAGCCATCTTTCAGGAACGGTAAGATAAGTGCTTTCGGTCACAAGCCTGTCCGCTCTCGGAAATTTAATATACTTGTTCGCCCAGTTCTGAGCGGATTTCGGAGGGTTGAAAGACTTGAATTTATAAGCCGTATCACCGCCACGGATAACGGATTGTTCAATTTTTCTCACGGCTTCCTCTCCTCTGAACTGGTCGAGTTCTTCAAACCAGAGTATTCCTATATAACCGAAAGGTGCTTTAATCGACTTAATTTTATTCGGGTCGTCCGCTCCTCTGAAATAGATTTTCTGCCCCGTCCGAATGTTTGTGATTTCAAGAGGTGATTTCGTATAGACAAAGTCGCTTTCAAGTCCGAGTGCGGATATTGCCCACAATATCTGAGAATAGACGCTGTCTTTCAAGGTATTTCCCACGTTACGCAAAATGCAGGCGTGCATATCTTCGTGTTTCATCAGCAGGTCAATTACATTCAGACTACAGAAAGACGATTTCGCTGAACCTCTGCCACCCGGAAAGACGTATTCGGAATGTAAATGCCCCTCAATATCAAAAACCACCTGTGAAAACGCAGGTGCTATAAGGTTTGCGGGAATACCGCCGTATATTTTTTCGGAAGCGGGAACGGGCATAACTTTTTCCTTTTCCAGTTCAAGCCTTGCCTTGTCCATAGCCATTTTATGTTTAATGTAATAATCGTCCTGAATAATGCCCCTGAGCTCCTTGACGGCATTAACATCGCCCTGTTTGGCTTTTGCCATAAGAGCCAGATTTACCAGGAGCAAATTATTTACAAAGTCTTCATCAAGCGAACTGAGGTCAATGCCCTGTTCTGCAAGAAAATCATAGTCCGCACGGGTGTTTACGGGCTGTTCAAGCAGGAAATCCATCACTTGCTTCATTGTTTTTTTTCGTCTTCTGGTTTCAGCCGACTTCTTTCCGCCTTTCGACTGCTCTTCCTGACTTAACTTATATCCGCCCGGAATTAAATTTTTTGCATTTGGCATTTTCTCACCTCGCTTTGCTGTTTTATCTTAAAATAGCAAGTCCCCCGTTCCAGATTTTCATCTGACGGAGGACTTTTCTTTTTTTGTTATTATAAATATATCACACATTGAAGCGGACATTCAAGGACATTTCAAAATTTTTTTGCCAGCTCTTCAAGTCCTTTTTTATGAAGCCTGCGAATCTGTCTTTCTTCCATACGCAATTCCGTTGCGATTTTTTCGTATGTGTAAAGGCTTATGTAGCGATACATCAGAATAAGCTTTATTTTTTCGTCTGTCACGCTGTTTATTCTCTGCTCAGCTTCAAGCTTTTCGGCACTCAGCTTATTAAGTTCTGCTTCAAGCTTTTGCTTATACAGAATGGCGTTGTCCATAAGCACATCGAACGCTATTCGATTTCCGCTCGGAGTACAAGTATACCTTGGCGTACACCTGCACATTCTGTCCTTTATGTCTGTAAGCTCCGCCTTTATAATACGGATTTTCTTCTCCGTATAAAAAGCCTTGCTTAAAATTTCTCTTACTTCATCTGTTGTCATAATCTCTTTCCTCGCAAAGTCTTTTTCTCTCCTGTGTAAGTGCTTCAAGGCTGTTTTCGCAGTCTATCATTTTGGCAATCGCAAGCCCTAAACGGTCGGGAACTGTTCTTTCACCGAATCTTCCATCACACAAATTTCTTTTCATTTCTCTTACTTTCGCTTCTGTTCTTCTGATTTTCCTGTCTATATCGTAAATTTGCTCTGTCATGCTTATTGCTCCTTTATTTCAGCCTGTAATTTCGTCCTGAGTCACGGGCAATCTGAATAATATGCCCTTTTGCTTTCTCCGCAATTCGCCCTCCAAGTGCCTCGTCAATGCCTGCGATTTCCTGATAAAACATCTCTGACGATATAATCAACATTTTCTTCATGATAATCATCTTGTTCACGAATTCAAAGGCTAAGAAAAGGTGCTTAGCCTTATCAAAGCATTTCAGGAAATCATCTATATAGATAACATCATTTTTCACAATGTCATCTATGTAATCTTCTCTCCTGCCATCGAAACGGGTAGATTCAAGTTTATGAATGATTTCACTCCAAAGCATATACTTCACGGATTTACCTGCTTCAATGAGCTTCAGGCAAGTTGCTGTGCAGATATGTGTCTTACCTGCTCCGCTCTGACCTGCGACATAAAGCCAGCCATCTGGATTTCCGGCAT